AACTGGTGAAACTACCTCAACTTTGCCCATCTCTTTAGGCGGTTCAAAATCCGCTACTTCTTCTGGGCTATAGAATCCTGTAACTGATCCTGGATAGACACTTCTAATTCCTTCAGAAATGCAACGAGATCTAAGCATTGCCCTTGGAAATTTTTGCCATCCTGACCCTGGTTTAACAAGCCCAATTCTTTGAGCCTGCTCAATTGTCCAGCTAACCGCAAGTTCTCCGCCATTAGGGTGGCTAAATACTCCTGTGACCTTCTCATCGGTATATTCCTTCCATGTGACTTTACCGCCAGCGTTTTGAAAGCGTGCCAGCATTGCGTCTGCCTTGAGAGCTGGTCTGCCCTGAATGATGTGAAAGTCACGAGCAGCCGTAGCTGGATGTAAACCTTCTGCCTGTGCTACTGCCATGAGAGCAAGAACAGAGTTCTTATCCTTCATGCCGAACAAACCTGAAGCTGCGATAGCGGATGCCATCTGCTCCATGTCTGAATACGCTACTAAATTACTCATGTTAATTTCTCCAAAATAGTTAGGACTGTGTCTATGACAGAGCTGGCTGTCATCACCCATACTGCGAGATCTATGTTATTCATTTGACTAAGAACCTCCGAGATCCTGGCACTTCCACGACAAACTTCTCGTAGATGTCTGGCATAGCTTGCTTAAAGAGTGTGGTGTCAAACTTCTTAGCGGGTTTGCTGTTGCGCCAAGTTATTAAACAATTACCAGAAATGTCTAATAACTCCGATTTGCCTCCCATTTCGTTGCGGATTGCGACTTCTCGTGCTTCCGCAAGATCCTCCAAATGCTTAATCTGATTCTTAAGATCTTTAAGTTCACTAACCAATAATTCATACTCACGAGTAGCCACAATCGTGCCGTCATCCGAGTGCGGATACATGATCTTAGTTTGCTCAACAGTTTCAGCAGGAGGTAATGTGCCAGCCTTACAAAAGCCCCACACTTCTGCCATTTTTTTAATGAGATCATCTTTTTCAGTGTCCGTGATGTTAAAGCGGAAAGTGCAAAACTCTTGTCCACCAAATAACACAGCAAGGACAATATCAGTAACACCATGACAAGCTGCTTCGTGAACGAGCTGTGCATAGTCAGCATCAGGTATCCGATTAGTGTCAGTATCAAATTTGCTACGAACGCCAGCGTTGTAGTTTTTAGCTTCAACAAGTGTCTTACCATCACTAGAAATGAAATCAAAATGACTTCTAAACCAATCGTGTTTTGGATGAGTAATGGCGTAGTCTGCATCTTTTAACTCCATGCGTAGGCGATCACTAGCTAAGCGACCAATGGTAGGTTGCATAACATGACCCATCTGCACTGCTTCAATATGTGATAGGTCTGGCAGGTCTTTCTTGCCTTGCTTTTCTAAAATGACATCCACCATCTTGCCATTGGCTACCTTGCGACTGTCACCGCTCCAAATAGCACTGTTGCGTATTGCTGATTCAAACTCTGATCTATCGTTCATTCCATCATCTCCAATGTAGTAATTAGCATGGTGCGGTATGAATTTATGTGATCTTCCAATCTGCCAATATTTTCTTCATGCAATTCGTTCTGCTTCTCATAAGCACGAATTTCATCAATGAGTTGGTCAATCTCATCCTCTTGCTTGGCGATAATCTTTTTAAGGTTCTCGACCTGCTTATCTTCATTGGGCTGCTTTTTACGATTCTTTGCGTCTTTTTCAAGTTGCTTGTTAAGTTCATCAAAAGAAATGGTTGTCTTTTGGTCAGGCGTGAGCGGAAACGCCACATCTTTCTGTGCTTTCATTTAAAACTCCTTGTAGTTAGGTTTAGTTATCTACCGAATGGAATGGTAGAGAGGTCATCTAAATCTTCAGGTGCATACTGAGGATTAGGATAGGGTTCAAACCACTTGGCGTTGATGCCACAGCCACTAGCGGTGAGATATTCACGCTCTATGCGGGCGTAAAAGTATTTGGGTTCTCCCGTAACGGGGTCTGGGCGTCTTGTGTTTAAGCAGTAGCCCGTGCTTTGCTGGTAATGCAAACAGTCTTTACAGAGTTGCATGATTATTCTCCAATTAAATAGTTAGGTCTTTACTACAATTACAACATTACAGCATTATTTTGATTAGTGCAATAGTTTTTATTTTGTGTTGCATATTTGCACCATTACAAAAAGTGTGATTTAATTCGGGTGTCGGTGTCGAACCCGTATTGCTAAAAGCCCTCAATGGGCGCTTTATAGGTTTAGGAAAGTGTCGCAAGCCCATTTCTCTAAGCCGTTCGACTATAGAGCGCCTTTTAAGGGCTTTTTCTATTGGGGGCTTTACTGGCGTAACGGGGGCATTACCCACCCCTTCTAAACATTGTGACGATGGATAGAGATAAACAAGCTGGCTAGTATCTGGAGGACCTTTACAGGGCTGCCCCTCTTTAGTTAAGCAGCAAGATAAACGATAGTCACTCTCATTTTTGAGATCTCCCGCTTTTTTAGCGGGTTAGGTGCTTAGCAGTGCGAGGTTTAACCCTTTACCCAATATATAGGAATAAAACGGTTTAAAACGGTTTATAGGCGTAAAAAAGGGTAGCGATTAGGCTACCCCTTATTGATAGTGATAAAACGCTCTATAGCGCCATTAAAAGATAAATTAACGGTATTACAGCAAAACAGCACGCTATCAATATGATCTTATCTATTACGGTATCGTGGTAATTCATCAGTAGATCCTCCCAGGTTTAACGGTTGACTGCCAGGCATGAAAAGACAAGGGAATAATCCCTTGCTTAGCAGCCCAGTAACAATATGCGCTGTATTTCTGTTTAGCGCTCATAATCAATTGATCCTATATTCCATGTACTTTTCAGCATCTAGGCGTATTAGAAAAGTATGATCCGATGTAGGAATGTAATCAGCAGCCTTCTTATCAAGATACAGCCAAGATCCTCCTTCCAGCTGAATAGCATTAGATTGTCTTTTTATGATATCCCTGCTAACCCCCATGTACTTGCCCTGGGGATACCAATCATGCCTAGTCATAGTGAGAGAATTACCCTCAATTAGTTTTCTTTTAATATCAGCAAAATTCTTCATTTAATCCTCCAATAGTTAGGTATTGATTAGCAAGTGCTAATCCTGCAAGGCACTGTAAACAATGCCCTGCAAGTTAGTACTAGGCTGCTACTTGATTAGTAATGGCGTCAAGGGTATTTATGTAATCGGCTGCCTTTTGCGCTAATGCAGCAGCGTTGAAAATTGCCTTGTTATCAGCCTTGAGGCACTTTAGCCAAGATCCGATGTAATCAGCGTGGCGTAAATCTCCTTCAATTCTGTAATCTTGGCATAAAAAGGCTGCACCTAATTCCGCTACCAATTCCTCAAAACTATAGGCTGCATCAGCAAACCGCTTGCCCTTAGTACGATCTAGGCGTGTTGATGATCCGCTCCAGTGGATTAGCTCATGTAAGGCTGTAGCGTAATAATCGCTCTCACTCTTAAAATCAGCCTTGTTAGGTAAATAAATGCTATCTTCATCCCTTCTGTAAAAGGCTGAATTAGATCCATGCTTGATATTAGCGCCAGTCTTTAGCATACGATCCTCCAGGGCAGGCACTGGATTGAATGGTTTTTCTTCAGTCTTTTCTTGCTTAACTTCAAACCCTTCTACTTGATTTACATTAAAGACGAAATACGATTTTAGGCAGTGGTAAGTAGCTACTTCAGGGCTACCGTTTTCAGGATTGATTACATCCTTCTTAATAGGTGAATAGAAAACAATCATAGTACCCTTTTCACCTTTTTTGACTGATGCACCTAATTCCTGCCATTGTTTGAATGATGCCCAGTAAGGCATGGAATAACCGCTCATGCCTAGAATTAAGCGGTTGATGCCCTGATACGGTTTTTTCGTAACAATGTTTTGATCTTCATTATTTGAATGACTTGTCCAGGGTTTAATCCAGGGCGCTGCACCGTTTTCTAATTCACTGATGATACGGTCCGTTACTTGCTGATAGATTTTGTTTTCCATTTTGATAGCTCCTTAATAGTTAGGTTATGAGATTAGCTCTCATATATTGATTATACATAATTAGTAAGAATGGCAAACAATCTAACAATAATTTTTTCTATTGTTGTTTTTAAATCAATAGACTGATACTATCGCTATATCTATAATTCTATAGTCTATAGATCTATAGTCTATTTTCTAGAATTTATAGGATCTATATATCTATAGTTTGTCATATAGGTTAGTAAATATATGTATAGCTATAGCATGAGAGTAATTGAATGGGGGATTGTTTAACTACTTCCTTACCGCTTTTAAAAAGGGATATTGTGCCTAGCGCATGGCATAACCTACAGATAAGCATGATCTAGGACTAATTGGAGCTCCTTGCTAAACATCAATTAGCTATACCAAGAATTGCCCTAGTGTTTGGGTCGAAGGTCGGTGTGGAGCGTGCCCCACTCGTCTTTCCCCCCAAAAAAAATTCCTACTTTTTAGAAATATTGGTGAATATGTGTATCATGTCGTGTATGATGAGTGCGAATATAAAGGAGAACCCCCGTGACAATTGAGGTTGATAAAAATATCCCCATCCCACCAGAGAAAAAGCGCAATGTGTACCCATATAAGGTAATGAATGTAGGTGAGAGCTTCTATATTCCAGACGGCAAACTACAGATTGTCTGTAATGCGAACTACCGTTCTGGCAAACAATTAGGGCGTAAATTCATCGCTCGTAAAGAAAACGAAGGAGTGAGAGTATGGAGAACGGAGTAAATAAGAAGGAATCCGTAGAGCAATACATCGAAAAAGCGGATGATTTTGCGAAAAAGAGCTACATGGATCGTATTTGGCGTATGGATAAGGAACAGATCTTCCATGAGCTGATGCGTGTGCATGGGGAATCCTCCAAGCTCCTCTTTGCAGCCCAGATGGAAATAGAGCATTTACGCTCCTTGCTAGATCCTGAGCAAGATGGCGATGCCATCCATTGATTACGAAAAGCTAACCCAAGAACGATTACTTTATAAAACAGAGATGCTCAGGGCGCTCTCTTGCCGAACCAAAAGGCAAAAGATCAAGCTGGCAGCCGAATGGAAAGCTAAGTACAGTCCAATGACTTATGACGGTCTAATTGCCTTAGCACGCAATCATTCTGCCCGCCTCAAGGTGGCGTATTGGGATATAGCGAACTTTGAAACAAAGAAGCTGGATAAACACAATTGAAAAACTTTGACCTAAAGAATTTTTATCACTTTTGTAAGCAGCTAAAAATTGAAACAAAAGAGCAAGGTCTGCGGAAAATGGATAACCTCCTAGGTACGCAAACCTATGTCATGGAAGAAATTACGAAGGGATTGCAAGACGATTGCCATTTCTTTGTTATCTTGAAAGGAAGGCAACTTGGCATCACTACAATATCACTCGCACTTGATCTCTACTGGCACTTCACCCATCCAGGGCTTCAAGGCACACTCACAACTGATACGGAAGAGAATCGGGATATGTTCCGATCAACCCTTGCCATGTATATGGATGGTCTGCCCAAGGAGTACCGCATCCCGATCCTTGCTCACAACCGAAATCAGCTTTCCCTCAAGAACCGCAGCCGTATCTTTTATCAAGTCGCTGGGCTTAGAGCAAAAGGAAGTCTGGGTCGTGGTAAGGCTATTACATACTTACATGGAACGGAAACCTCAAGCTGGGGAGATGAAGAAGGATTAGCTTCTCTCCTAGCTTCTCTTGCTGAAACTAATCCAGATAGGCTATATACCTTTGAATCGACTGCTCGTGGTTTTAATATGTTTCACGATATGTATGTTACTGCTAAGCGTGCTAGAACTCAGCGTGCCATCTTCTGTGGATGGTGGCGCAACGAGTTGTACTCGCTCGATCCTGAAGGACAGACATATAAAGTGTATTGGGATGGAAAACTCACTGGGGAAGAAAAAGAGTGGGTGCGAGATATTAAGAAGCTGTATGGCGTAGAAATCAATTCCCGCCAGATTGCATGGTGGCGCTGGAAGCTCTTAGAAGGCATCAAAGACGAGAGTTTGATGTACCAGGAGTTTCCCCCTACTGAGGACTACGCCTTCGTCATGACAGGCACATCCTTCTTTTCTAATGCGAGGTGTACTGATGCTGTCAAGCTACTTAAGAAAATTCCGTACGATTCTTACCGATATTCATTTGGCGTTAACTTTCACGATACTGAAGTCCTTAAATCGACTGAACGATTGGCTACACTCAAAGTATGGGAAGAACCCGTTGATACCGCTTATTATGTTATTGGCGCTGATCCTGCTTACGGAAGCAGCGATTGGGCTGACAGGTTTTGTATTCAAGTATTTCGATGCTATGCCGATGGACTTGAACAGGTCGCATCCTTTGCTACTAGCGAGATGAACACCTACCAGTTTGCGTGGGTGATCTGCCACTTGGCTGGCGCTTACAAGAACTCCACCCTCAACCTTGAGGTCAACGGTCCAGGACAAGCAGTCATCAATGAGATGCGTAACCTGAAGCGCCAAGCCAGCGCTATGGGTACTGCCCTTGGTAAAGACCTCATGGATGTGTACGGCAATATGCAAAACTACATCTGGCGCAGGAATGACACCCTTGGCGGTATGTCCAACTCGATTGGCTGGCTGACCACCTCGGCTACTAAGGAGCGGATGCTAACCTATATGAAGGATTACTTTGAGCGTGGCATGATGGACATTTATGACATGGACACGATTGAGGAGATGAAAACCACCATTCGTGATGGCAGCTCTATTGAAGCGTCTGGGCGTAATAAAGATGACCGAGTAATTGCTGCTGCCCTAGCGTGCGCTGCATTTGCAGAGCAGGTCCAACCTAGGCTAATAGCCCAGAAGATTACCCGTAAGGTATCTCGTGTGCAAGATGACTTTACTCCTGAACAGCTCACTGTTGGCAGGAATGTAAGTGATTACTTAAAGAAAATCGGTGTGTATGGCGATGCCCCTAAAAATCCACAGTAGAAGCGAGCTACGCAGAATCATTCAGCGCTTCTTACTAGACAAAGATAGAGGGATCTCCATAGCGCTCTTTGCTGACCTTGCTGGTATATCCCAAAGCCATATACGGGATGTGTTCATCAATGAAAGTGAACCAATGACAGAATTTGTGCAGCGCAGAGTATCTAAAGCGTATCAGGAATGGGTAGATGGGGAAGTAGCGATCATGCAAAACCGAGATAACACCCGTTTTGTGCAGTATCGCAAGAATCCTAAGCCTGTATTGGAAAGAACGAACAAGTTGACATTGGTTAACGGAGAGATTAAGATTAACTTAGGTATCAAACCAAGGTATGATTATTCTGCGTTAACTTTGGAAGAGCAATTGAAGGGAAAATGATTTATGCCTGTATTACATGACTACCACTGTGCCACTCACGGCTATTTTGAATCTAGGACAGCTAAATGTCCCATGAAAGGATGCAATGAAGAAGTTTTACAAGTATTTTTGCAAGCTCCTGGGCTTATCTCAGCAAAAACCAAATTCACAGACAAATCAACCAAGCAACTTGCAATCGAGTTTGATATGTCCGACATTAAATCCACACGAGAAGGTGAAAACCAAAGCGGATACCTTGCCCGTAAAAACAAGTTCAAAGAAAAAGACTACGCAGAAGCCGAAAAGTACGCAACCCGCAAAAGAGGGGTTAACAAAGACAAACTCCAGAAAACCCCGATCCCAGAAGCGCCAAGGGAAGCAAGACCAGGGGATGCTGCTATCTGGGGAGGTGGCGAAAAAGGTTTCCAAGGGTTAAATATGCAATCCCTGTTGCGGGGCAATGCAGTTAGACCTGTACGAGATGAACAAGTGGGCTTGACACCACAACAAGCTGGAGTTATAAAAGGACCTACCGTTGATCCGAGCAGTACAATGAGAGATCCAGATAACTTACAGATTAAGCGATGAGAATACCGTCAAACCCTGAAGCAAGAGAAGATTTCTATTTAGACATTATTGCTAAGTGTTTGGTATCGAGAGAAGGGCGCAAGGGTGATTACACCACCCAGCGCTCTTTTTATTTATTTGGTAACGATCCTGAATCTCCCCCTGCGTACTTCAATAAGATCAATCCGCACCTTGACCAGCTTACTAGCTTTTTGTATAGCTCGGAAACCACACGGTTTTCTATTCAGCTAGGTGCTTCAGTCAATGATGCAGAGCAAAGAAAGACACCACGCCTAACACAAGCCCTTAACGATGAGTGGCTAAACTCTAATGCAGACCAAGTGTTTTCTACTGCATTGACATGGGCGTTGGTTTACAACACTACTTTTGTTAAGCTCGTATATAACAACGGTATTAACCCCTACCTAATTGAACCCGATTCTATCGGTGTGCTACGGGAGGATATAGCCTATACAGACAGGCAAGAAGCCATCGTTCAAACATACTACATTACGAAGTCGGAACTATACGCCCGTCTGTATTCCCATCCTAAGCGTGAAGATATTGTTAGGCGCATAGTGTCAGGTACACGGGTATCAGAATCCGAGATTCCTGAAGCTGTGAACCGCATTGTCATGTC